GATTGCAGGAAGAGGCGGCAATTTGTTCTTTCGGCATCCGGCGAGGGTCGCCGCCACTTCGCAGATCAACGTACGGACATCAATATTGTTGCGAATAGACGTCATGGTCCCAACTGTAAATGTGCTCTCAATCGGCGCATACCGTTCATAAGCCGAGGCCAGATAAAGAAACACATTGGGGTTTGCGCGGTTGATGTGAAGGGCGGCAGCATCAAAGAGAGTTGCCCATAAGCTATGAACAAGTCCAGAGCAAAGAAGTTCAAGCGACCAGTAGCATGCGTAATCTGCATGACCAAGCTGCACGTTTTGAAGGAGAACCCTCACGACGTGCGAACGGGGATGTCCGCAGAATGTTGTTTTTTGAAAGTCAGCTACACTGCGGGAATCACTCACTTCCATTGTGTTGTTGTCTTAGTTGATCTGACCGGGTTATACGCGTGGAGCCGCCGGTGCGGCCAGTGCCTTGAAAAATCCAGCAAACGGGTCCTCTCTAGGCGGTCTTATGGGGACCTCTGACCGAGTAAACCGACGAATGAGAAGGATGATGCAAAGAAGGGTCGCAATCGCGATCATCCAATTCAGAACTGTATTCACCCATGAAGACGTCGCCTGAGCCGCTTCCGCTTGATTTTTCTTATCAATGTTGATTTGGTTCTTGATATTGTCTACCTGCTTCTGAAAGGTTCTAACCGAGAACGCCAGATCATCCTTGACCGTCAATACCTTATCTCTGAGTCCGTTAATGACCTGAATTGTAGAGGCCTGTTCGGCCCGCTTTGCCTGTAGATTTGTGTATTGTGAAACAAGACCATCAATGACCGGCTGGGCTTCCGTATTGGCAATACGCTGCTTCTCCGTTTCAACCCAAGCATCACCCTGCGTCAGAGTGTAATAGGCAACGCGGGCATTTTCATATGCCGTCTCTCCTGCCGGAGTACCGCGAGCATTCTCGGCCGCCTGGAGCGCAGCAAATGCCGTTGAGATCTGGACATCCTTGGAAATCCCCGCATCGGCAACGGCCTTCTTTGAATTGAAATCATCAATCGCCTTTTGATATGCCTGCTGCTGGGCAGTTGGAAGGGCCTTATAACCAATGTTTGACTGAAGAGCAGGTTGCGTTGGGGTGGATTGACCGCCGGCCATGTACACCGGAGCTGTGGTAAGCACGAAGGTTATCTTTGGGTCAGCCGTGTATGTGCAGGAAAGAACCTGACCGGATGATGTCAGGTAGTACCCATGTGACTCCGGACACCGAACCATGCATGAGGTTCCGGATGGAGTAAAGTCAAATTCAATAGGACACGACGGAGTTCCTCCCATTATCTACTAGATAGATAGATTCCCACTGACGCCCCAACACAAAGCGTCAGAAAGACAATGTAGGACGCATACTGCGATGGAATGACCATAAACTCAACAAGGGCCAAGAGGATCGTAAAGAGAACTGTCTGAATAACATCCATGCTGCGTGGATGAAGAATTGTCTTTTTCAGCTCTGCGATTGGAGCGGGCTGCACGTGGCGCTCCTTGAGACTGTTGGCCACCTCCTTTAGTTTGGTGCTTACATCCGACTCTACCGCATAGCCTGCATACTGGGACCGGATGCTTTCGTAGCTGTCTGTCATTGTTTAACGATTAGGAACAAAACTCTTGAAAGCACCCAGGATCGGCATGATCACACGAACGTCGCGGCTCGCTTGCATGTTGCGCCATCCGAGGAGATTAGGGCTTGCTCCCTGATTTTGGCTTGCATACGGGGCAATGGTGCTAGACATACGGACAAAGCGGGTGAATTCAGACGCATCGCCAACCATTGCACGACGAACCGGAGGGTTTACCTGTCCAAAGGGAGACGTGGGCATTTTGTTTTAGAAGAGGGAATATAATGAGCGGAACGGGAAATACAAAGAAGAAAGATCACGAAGCCACGGCCGGACCTGGTGCGCCGCCTCCGATCCAGCCCATACAAACTGCAATTCCGCCTGAGCTTCATGCTGCTGTCGCTGCATACAGATCAAACTACGCAGCCTATACAGTGACGGGCAATGCGTCTTACAAGACTGCATATGAGAATGCCATGACCGCGATCAACAAGGCCGTTTCGGATGCGTCGGCTGTGGCAGCCGCGAATACATCCTACATTCAGAACTTCATTTCCTCGTACCAAAACACCACGGGAGACATTTCACATCTTCAGGCGCAGTCTGAAGATATTCAGAAGCAAGGGCCGGCCCTTCAAAATACCCTTGCGCAAGAGCAGCAGCTTCATTCTCACACGGTTGCCGTTGCCGATGAGACGGCTCTCTACGTGAAGGCGGCCATTGTGTTTGGACTGCTCATTGCCGTGGGCATTGTTGGGACTTTGTAGGCTCCACTACGCATTAGCATAACAAAAAAGAAGAGAGCGGCAAATCCCAGAGCAAGCGCATACCAGAAAAAGGTTGACCGGAACACTGCATCATCCTGTGTCTGAAGCATGCGAAGTGTATTGTATTGATCCCGCTGTTCCCTCATGATCGACGCGTCATTTTGAATGCTCACGAGCTGCTGAAGCAGAGAATCTCGGTAAGCGGTAATGTTCGCGGCATTGCTCTTTGTCTTGGCCAAGATCTCGGCCATTGAATGCAAAAGGGCGGCAAGTTCGCCGTTTAGCTTTTGAATCTGAGGAAGCTTCGCGGGATCATTCGCGCTTTTCAGCGAGTTATACGTTGCGAGTTTTGCTTCGTACGACGTCTCTAGATCCTCCATTATTACTGAGCGACATTTACATCCTCAACACAGTATCTGTAGTAGAAACTCCGCCCCGCCGTGTCCGAGTGGCGAGTCACCTCAATGACATCACCCGGAATAGCTCCAATCCACTTGATCATCGTATCCTGCGAATCAATCCACGGCAGCTGGTTCTCCGGATCCGAAATCTTAAAGGTCTCCAAGACAGTCGTGCGCTCAGCCTCGGTAAGAACACGGTGCGGCATGGCCATCCGGTGGGTCGTAATATCAAACTGCAGCTGCCAAATGTGGAAGAGGGCAAGACGCTTCTTTGAATGAGACTTTGCCACCCGAAGCACATTCTCGGACGGCGGGCTCATGGCCACAATAACAATTCCATTCGTATGTGTGTTCTCATCGGCAAAGGTCAGGACGTTCGTAATGTCAGTGGAGAGGATCTTCTCCTTTTGGCTGAAACAAACGAGAACGGCACCAATCGTATAGAGCGTCATCTTCTCCATCTTCTTGGAATCGCTTGTGAGTCGCTCGGTGGTGGTCTCAAGCTTGCGGCGCCCGAGCATGATGCGAAGAGTATCAAGTGCCTTGTCCTCCATTGTGATATCTGCTCTCTTACAAACTACGACATTCGTTTTTTTCGGGACTTTGAACAATGAAGCAGTGGGTCTGGTTCTTTATCGCAGTTGCCGTTTTAGCGTATGCCCTCAAGCTGATTGGCATGGAGGGGTTCTACGGCGGCAGTCCCGAGTCCAGGTTTATTGATCGTAGCCAACAGCAACGCGCAATGTCTCTGGAGGATTCGTCGTATGCCCAGCGCACCAACCACTTCGTCCAGGACAATGGCGTGGGTGAGGCACTTGGCGCAGACACACCCTGGCAGGTAAATCAGTTTAAGAGCCGTATGTGAGAAGAACCAATGACATCTAAAACAAAGATCCCAAAAGCCCTCCGCGAGCAAGTATGGTTAGTTTGTGTTGGACCCAAGTTCCAAACAAAGTGCAAGGTCTCGTGGTGTACGAATACCATGAACGTGTTTGATTTTCAATGCGGGCACAATGTTCCCGAAAGCAAGGGCGGAAAGACAGACGTAAAAAATCTGATCCCCATTTGCTCTCGCTGCAATCTCTCAATGGGAAATCAGTATACAATTGACGAATGGACCCGTAAGTTTTCTGCGCCTCGGGTGTCTTGCTGGACATGGGTCAAGTATTGGTGGTCATCAAAGGTCTAGGGTCGGGACCTTTGAGGGCAGAGGCTCGGGCTTGGTTCCATTCGCACGGTGCCGCTCAACATCATCCCAGAATGCCCGCAGATCCGGCAGGTGATCGGAGAGCCAGTTCGGGTCCTTTGGAACAAAGTCTTTCTTGATATCGGTCAGCACCCAATAGATATACTGATGGTCCTCGGTGTGCGTACTCTGCCACTGGTGAAGCTCAGTCGTCTCCGGCTTGTAATCCACCTTGCCAGCAGGATCCACTGCAAAGACCCCCTTGGTGTCGGTGGCCTCATCCCACTGGGTAAAGTTCAGTTGCTTGAACCGAAACTCCACATACTCACACTC